GTTTATTAATTAACATTGAGTATTAGTCAGGCAGGAGCCCTCGCAGTTAACATTCATATATAGATTACTTCTTGGTTTAAAATGTACGGTTTTCCTACAGTTACTGGTCCATTCACTGACGCAACGTCAGCATAGCGGTATTCAGGTGTCTTAAGTTCTCTAACATTCATATCGGTAACAATCTTGGAAACTACCCACATATAGGATTTTTTATCATCCATGAAGAGGATTCGAGAGATCATTGGTCCATCAATTGCGGCAGCATTTGGCCCCAATTTGGCTAAAATTTCATTCAATTCCCCTCTGTCAGCTTTCTGAGAGGCCCTTGCGGTACCAGGTTTGGCTGACTCAATCTTCCTCATAAATTCTTTCAATAATTTGTGAGCAGTTCTATTTGGTCCGGCATCCATAAGCAAGCCAAAAGCTTTAAGATAAGCCATAACATAAGGATCAAAAGGTGTCTTATCTAATCTACCTTCTTTACCAGCAAAACCCCAGGCGTCCACACCCATCTTAGTAGCATAGGCGTCAGTTTTTCTCCAAGGTAGAATGTAAGCATATTTTTCAGAATCAGGGTGCATAGGGTTATGTCTTTCATCATACTTGACAAAGTAACGTTGTAAAATATGCACCCCAGCTGAGTGTATTTTATCACCTCGGATATGGGTAAAGAAACGATTCTTATGGCTTTGTTTAGGTGGGAACATTTGAGTTTCCTCTCCCTTAACAGTAAGTCCTATTTCAAGCAAAGCATCAGCGAGTTTATGTGGTACATTGCCATCCCCTAAAAGATCAGCGCGGTTAGCTTTATATTTAAGTACCACATCATCACCATAAGCGACCATGCGAAATTCACTAAAGACTAGCTTAGGATGTAATTTGTTTTTGATATAAATTTTAAATAAGGCCATGTAAGTACTATGTATGGTCATAAGAGTAGCGATATGACTAGTGCCCAACCAGCCGCTAGCCATAACTCCTAGAACCATATAATGGTATCCACCAAACCATTTAACAGTTTTAGCATTGACGCCTGCCATCTCGACAGCAAACATTTCGGCAAATGCTTCTTGATCAGCAGGACAGCGATAATCAACGCAAAATAGTCTCATGAGTAGATACATGAACAGACCAACTGGAGAATAAGACATATCGTGACCGGAGATGTCCATGGTTAAATAACCCCACTCGGAAACTTCATCGGGGTCTATGTCTACCCCACCACGCATGTGAAAGTCATAGTATAGCCATTCACGAAGGTGCATAGCTCTCAACATAGTATATGTGAGTGATGACCAAACACTAGTTCCAATCAAGCATCCAACCCACTTCTCTAAACAGCGCATGAAAGGTAATGTACACAGCTTAGATATGAAATCGTGCACTAGACCCAACATAGAGATCAATCGGACTTTGCCTATAGGTGTGTCAACTGATTGAACCTCTGGCTTAGCAGTATAGGTTGTGATTGGCGGTGGTAGTAGCTCTTCGCTTTCACCGAGGTGCTCACGGACAAGTTGTAAGTAACGTTCAACGATACGAATGGCAAAAGGGGCCATATTGCGTTTATTCCTAGCAAACATAAGTTCATAGTGACGAAAACCTACTCCACTATTTGGATTAAAATTCAAGTGGTAAGGAGCATTGGGGTCAGTACTAGCATACATGACCCATTGGTCACACTGAAACATATGCAACAAAGCAGCACTAACAGCCTTAAAAATCAGAGGGTCGGCGTTATAAACAGTCCCTGTTTTACACATCTTATCACGAAGCTTCTCAAGATTAGCTATGTCTGGTGCAGTACTTATGCGAGCACCTTCAACATATCGAGTGTGGTCTGGGCATACTTGTTGAGCAGACTCGACTGCCAATTGCTTGATGGCCTCATGAGGAGTGAGACCTTTGAAGGTAGACTTGACCGTAGGTGCTTTAGTAGAGGAGGAACTAAACACAGTTATGGGTATGTACTTGGGGGAATATAGATACGACAATACGCGATCACCCATAGCATCAGGTACGATAGTAGCAGTAGGAAAATTAGAAGCAAGTAGTGAGACACAGGTATACATGTCAGTCTTAGTATCAGCAGAGACTGGTACTTCAAAGACAATTTCATCTTTGACGTGTGCTTTTAGACCGGCAGAGTTATCTTTCCTACAGGTTACTACCCAATGGGTATTCGCAGCATTCTTAGTAATGGAATAGTCGAGCATATTCTTCCAAAGCTCAGGATTCTTTTTACCAATAACTTTTCTCAGGGTACAAAATTTATGTGATGCCAGGACGGGCGAACTCCGC